CCGGGCCTGACCGCGGCCGTCGAGCCGTTCCGGTAGAGGATGCCGAGGTAGAGGTTGAAGTTCGGGTTCTCGACGTCCGTCGCCGTCACGCGCGCACCGCCGTCGTAACGGATGTAGTTGCCGCTGAGGCCATAGAACGCATGGGCGACGGCCGAGATGTGGGGCGACAGCGATGCCGAGACGATCGGGCCCGCCTCGAAGTCCTTGGTGAACTCGGTGGCCGGACCGTTCAACCACACGCCGTTCGCCCCCAGGGCGACCTTGACCACGGGCTCGGCCATTGCATTGCTCGCGACCGCGAGTGCGATCGCAACGAGAAGAGCCTTCACTTCGTGCCTCCTTGCACGGCCGCCGGCGGCGGCGCTGGGTGAACGAACGGGACCAGGCCCGCGCGGAACTTGTGGACGATGGCCTGGAGAACGAGCGGGACAGCCGTCCCGGCCGCGGTCAGCGCCAGCGCCGCCATCTCCTGCGAGATAGCGCCGTGCGCCACGAGCACCGGCAGCAGGGCCGCGACGAGCGCGAGCCACAGCTCCGAGGTCTCGAACGGCGCGATTCTTGGATTCAACCAGCACCTCCTTGTGCGTTCAGTGATTGCGCTTCAGGAACACCACCTTCAGGAACCCCACCGCCCAGAGCAGGAAGAGCGCTGCCCTCACAACTTCCCCTTCCGCCTGGCGGACCACCACGCCCACGCCACGATCGCGCAGACCCCGGTGACGATGCCCTCGATGAAGCTCATGGGTGCGGCCATCCCGGCCAGTGGCCGGACTCGCAGACGTGGATCATCAGCGCGTAGTTGGCGATGTCGGCGCAGGTGTCGGCGAGCGTCTCGTCAGCGAAGTCGGCCGCCTTGTCGTCGCGCTGGTGCGTGAGCGTGCGCTCGAGCCGGGCGAGCTTGTCGTCCATGCGCACGAGGATGCCGGCCGGGCCTCGGCGGGCGATGTTGTCGGAGCCGTACTTCCGCTGCCGCTGCTTCCAGATGGCGAAGCAGCTCGCGAAGCGCGCGGCCATCTGCTGCTCGAGCTCGGGCGCTCCGCTCGCTCCGTCGCAGCTCAGGACCACGTCGCGGCACGCCTCGACCTCGACGCCCTCGACCGTGGGCGCGTGGTAGCTCGGCGCCGCGTCGAACAGCTTGTTGGGTTCATCCATGATCCCCGCCCCCTCCATCACGCCCCGATGTCCATGCCGAGCGCCTTCACGCGCCCCTGGATGATCGGCGCCGTGTGCACCGAGAACCCGCGCCCGCGACGCGAGATCGTTCCGAACGAGAGCCCCTGCTGCCAGTCGGAGACCTGCCCCTCCATGTAGTCGGGGTCGTAGAAGCAGGTGCACCCCGATTCGACCCATGTCAGTACGCCGAGCCGCGAGCGCTTGTAGACCTGCCCCAGCCGGTGCGAGTGCCCGCTGATGCCACTCACGCCGTTTCGCTCGAGCTCTCCGGTCGCCGTGTACCCCGAACGCATGCGAACCATGTGGCCGTGCTTGACTACGAGCGCCGGAGTGACCTCGATTGCCCCAGACTCGACCCATTCGATGTTGTGCTTGCCGAGCTCGAGGTAGGTCGGCAGGTCCATGTCCTTGGCCTTGAGGAGTGCTGCGGCCTCGCGGTTCTTCCACAGGAACCGAGCAAAGCGCGCCTCATGGTTTCCCTTGAGATAGTGGATGCGTGCGTTCGGGGCGGACTCGCGGATGAGCGCGAGGTATTTCTGGCACGCCGCCACGTCCTCGCCGATGCGGTCGATGTCGCTCGGCGGCTTGTCGAAGCGGGAGATCGCGGCGAAGTCGACGTGGTCTCCGAGCATGAAGATGCGGACCGGACCGTAGTAGCGGATGAACGCGAGCAGGCCGCTAGCCGCCTCCCAATCGTTCAGGTAGCCGTGCGAGTCCGGCACGCACAGAAAGCGGTAGCCATCGTCCGGGTGCTCAGTGAAGCCGCCGCTCGGGCCGCCCTCGCCGACCACGCGCGGCACGAACTTCGCCGGGCCCTCCGCGGCCTTGACGGTCTGGGCGACCTGCGTCGCCAGGCGCCGCCTCGCGCCACCGGCCTGATGGTGGCAACGCTTGCACGCCCCGCGAAGGAGGCCACCGCTCGCCGGGTAGAAATATTCCTCGGTCGCCGGGAGCTCGCGATGGCACTTCCGGCATACCTTGCTCGCCGGGCGAACAGCGACGGCGCCGGCCCGCGCCAGCCGCTGTGCAACGCTCACGCTTCCGCCTCGGCGAGCTTCTTCGCGATCATGCGCCTCCAAGAGCGCTGGAGTGGCAGCTTCCTCTTGATGTAGAACGCCATCGACTTCTCGAGCGCCAGGACGATCGTCTCCTCCATCCGCCCCCACTGGCGGAGCTGCTCGCGATACCGTGCGTGGATGAGTTCGTGCAGCGTCGACTCCAGGATCCCGCCCATGAATGGGTCGATCTTGATGAGCGGCTCGCTGCCGTCGTGCTCGACGTACTCGACGGACGCGGTCATCTTCTTCAGGATCGCGGCGACCAGCTCCGTGTCGGCCTGCCGGAGCTTCGCGCGCAGGTCGCGCTCCATGGCGGGGCGGCTTTTCATGGGTGGTGGTGGACCGCGGCGACGCTCACAGCGAACAGGGTGAAAGCGGCGAGCAGCGTCAGGAGCAGGCTCGCGACGTAGGCACGCTTGAGCTGCGGCCGGCTCATTCGCGCGGCTCGAGCTTGGCGATCCGTTCGAGGAGCTTCTCGCGCAGTAGTTGTGCGGCCTTCTGGTCCTCCCGGTACTCGTCCCGGAGCGACTCGAAGTCCTCCCGGTCGCGCGCTCGCAGCGCCATCGACACGTAGACGTTCGCGAGCGACCCTAAGATCGTGAGTAAAGCTGCGGCGGCCAGCAGCATGTCCTTGGCGCTCACGCATGCGGCTCCTCGAAGATGTTGTAGATGCCTTTGGCGGGAGAGATGAGCACGGCGTTCAGGTCGTCGTGCCCGGGATGCTTGGGTGAGGGGATGGCGACGTGGAGCCAGAGCGCTGTCGGCCGCCCTTCGGTCTCGCGGTGGTCCTCGAGGATCAACTGGCCGAAGCGCCCAGCGAGCCGCGTGCGGATCCAGTGGAAGAGCCGCACGGTCGCGGCCTGCCACTCCTCGGGCCCCTCGCCCTGGACCCACAGGTCCGCGGCGCGGCCCTCCAGGTGGTCGCTCTCCGAGACGCCTCCGACCGCGGCGTTCTTCTCCGGTGGCCGCCAGCCACTCGAGACATGGATGCCGCGCCCCATGTACGCGCGGCAGGGCTCGAGCACGCTCTCGCACAGCGCGATCAGGTTGCCGAGCACCTCCGGCGGCACGCTCCCGTCCCAGCCGCGGGGCAGGAACTCGGAGAGGCAAAAGTTCGGCGTCAGGGGTGCGCGCTGTGTCATGGCGTCCCCAGCGGGACGAGGCGAAGGTTCGGGCGCAGGTAGCAGGAGATGACGTCCAGCGACGTGTCGCCGCCGGCAGCATGGGCAGCGTTCGAGAGCGCGACCTGCGGGCCCACGAACGTGGTGTTGGCCGGCATCGTCAGGCTGACGTTCTGCGTCGCCAGGAGCGTGTCGATTCCGACGTCGATCAACTGCGTGGCGATCTGGTTCTGGGCTGGGTTGGCGATCATCACGAACTCGTAGAGCTTCCCGGCCGTCAAGGTCTGGGCCGCCGACAACGCGGTTGCGGTCGCGTGGCCGCCGCCCACGGCGCCGCCGGTCGAATCTGCCGTGACGACGGTGAGGTTCCCGGCGTCCCCGGAGCCGCACCAGAGCCCGACCGTATTGGCCGGTATGGTGTTCGAGACGCAGACGCCGGCGCCGGTCTGAGCCGAGAGACCGGCGAACATCCTCACGGCGGTGTCCGGAATCGCGTTGACCATGAACCGGGCCGAGAAGTAGAAGCCGCCGCGCGGCGCGACACTCCCCCGGTAGCACATGGCGACCGGGAGCCGGACTCCCAATTCGTTGTCGCTGTTCGCCGTGCTGGTGATGCGCGTGCGCGGGAACTCGGTGGTGAAGCCCGCGGCGAGCGCCGGGTGCGACACGGTCCCCTTGGCGCCGTCTCGCGTCCATGCCGGGCCGATGCCCTTGCCCGTAGCGTCGGTCCAGTTCGGCAGGTAGAGCGCCGGGGCTTCGTGGTACAGGACGGGTTCGTAGACGCTGGGCTTCATCGTGAGTAGTCCTCGATCCAACCGCCGCCATTGACGATGTGGTTGACGCCGCGCCGGACATTCGTGCAGGTCTCGGAGATCCGGGCCACGCCGACCGCGCCCCAGCTATCAAAGCGGTTCCCCTCATAGACGCCGGCCACCGAACCGTCGATGAAGAACGCGCGCGTCGCAGCGGCGATCTTGAAGAAGCTGCAATCTTCGATCCGGAAGGCGTTGACGTTCTGCATCTGGACGACATTGGCGGCGGTCGGGAGGCCGGCCGTGCTGCCGCGCTCGAAGTCCACATGCTTGAGCGCCACCAGCGCACATGACTCGGCGTAGAACTCGGCGGTCGTGTTGTCCTCCATGCTCCCGCCGTCGAACTCGGCGATGGTCGAGGACTGCATGATCTTCACGCCATAACCGCCGTTGAGCGTGAAGGAGCACATATCGAACTTGAGCGTCGTGTTCGGCTGCATCCCGGTCGAATCAACGAGCAGGCCGTTGCCGGTGTTGAACCCGCACGTCAGTTGCTCGGCAAGAATCAACCCCGCGCCGTCGATCTGGATGCCATCGACAGGCCCATCGCCAGCTCCCGCGGCGCTCGCGCCCACGAACACGCGGTCGAAGAAGCAGCGGGCGATGAACGGGTTGCCGCCGTCATAGATGCGAACGCCGTAACTGGTCCCGGCCGGGCGCACCCAGAGCTTTCGGAACCCTGAGAGCGAGCCGCTCACGAGCGCCGGCGAGCCGAGCGCGGTGGCGTGGACCCCGACGCCTTCAAGTTCGACGCCGCCGGCCATCGTGAGTGGCGTCGACGGGCTCGACGGGTCCGCGTAGTAGGTGCCGGCGCCGAGATAGATAGTGCCGCCATTGCCCCCGAGCGCGTCGACCGCCTCCTGGAGCGACGCGCCCGGGTCCAGCGTCGCCCTCGACGTCGGCACGGTCGAGAGCCCCCAGCGATTGACCGCGACCCTGAACGTCTCGGTCCAGTAGGTGCCACTCGATAGCGTGAACGAGACGCGCGCCTCGTAGATGTCCGCGGTCAGCCGCGAGTCGGGCTGCGGAACGTAGAGCCCGATGGCGTTGGCCCCCGCCCACGCGAGGCCGCCGCCGGTCCCGGGGCTGATGACGGTGCCGGGGATGACCACGCTCACGTCGGAACCAGCGCTCCGGCGCACGAGCGAGAGCACGATGTTCGTGGCCGCCGAGACGTCGAGCGGCACGCCACCGCTCGTGACGTAATACTGGAACTCCTTGCCGGAGTCGCCGGCGACCCACGTACCCGCAAGCTGGCTCACGCCGCCCCCACTTCTCCGCTCGCTGCGACCACGACCTCGCCCGAGACCACGACCGGCCCGGCGTCGCTCGACATCGTCCCGTCCACGCTCACCGCGCTCGGTCCCCCGGTAGCTCGAAGTGCCAGAACACCGTCAGGTATCCGGTGCCCACGGCGTTCGTGACCACGATCGCGTAGCCGCTCGAAGACGGCGTCGTCCCCGGCGTGAACACGCTCGTGGCGACGGTGCCGTTCCACACCGGCAGCCCGCTCGGGAACACCTTGGCGATGTTGTCAGCCGTGCTCGCGGTGACCTGCTGCATCAGCCGGAACATCTCGTTCCCGGAGTCGTCCTTGACGACGATGGTCCACTGCTCGTCGGCGACGTCCGCGATTGCGGTGTAGTCGATCTCGTCGATGACGATGAGCGAGTCTTCCTTCACCCGCCCCGAGACGTCGCCCGCGGTGCCGGCGAAGTTCGAGAACGTGAGCGTCCCCGCCGCCGACTTCTGCGAGATCTTCGAGGTGCGGAGCTGCCGCGACTGGCCCGTCACCGCCTGCGCGGTGGTCGCCAGCGTGAGCGCGGCCAGTGCCGCGAGTGCGATTGCTTTCCAGCGCTTCACGTCCATGTGAGTAGCCCCTCCGTGAGTTAGCTGTGCTGGTACCAGCGCCGCCACCACGGGCGGTGCTTCTTGGCCGAGAACTCGTAGGCGCCAACGTCCGGCGCTATGACGGAGCCGCCGGGGAACTTCGTATAGCGACTGACGCCCCACGCCGCGTTGATGCCGGTCAGGCGGCGACCCTTGTCGACATATGTGAGGTTCGTTGCCTTCGTCAGCCGGAAGTTGTACGTCGATGGGCTTGCGAGGTGCAGGAGCGCCGTCGTGGACTGAACGCCGTGCAGCTCGAAGTCGTAGAGATTCGTCATGTTGCCGATGGTCCGATCGGCCGACTGCCAGTTCCCGATGTTGCTGCCGCTGGCGAGCGCGTAGGCGTTGTAGTCCATGTGCCAGTGCGCTCCGTACGTGCCCACCGTGCCGATCGTGTCGCGCCGAACGCCAGTCCCATCGAAGCAGAACCCACAGGGGCCGACGCCCATACCCGACTTGACCCCTGCCGTGTCCGCGACGACGAAACCCTGAATCGGAACCGGCACCGCGGTCGTCGAGACGAACAGGTTGTTCACGTAATACTGGAACGGCGCTGCGCCGGTGACGGCGTCCATCGAGCGATCGCCTGTCCCTGTGCCGACGTAGACTGGATCGCGATAGAAAATGTTGTGTGCGAACACGACGACAGGCGTCGAGCGAACACCGGCGCCGCCGGTGTTGCCCTCCTTCACGCCACGGTCCTTCGTCGCGATCGTGTTGAAGAAGACGTAGTAGGGGCCTTCGTTCTGCGACGTGATGTTCGAGAAGCCCGAGGTGGCGTAGCGGATGTCGTTCTTCATGAACAGCATGTTGAGGCCGCTGCTGCTCGACGGGTCGATCGCGGCATCGGCGAGGCGGTCGAACTTGTTATAGGACACCTCGCCGAACGAACCGAACGTGCTGTCGTTCGATGCGCCCTGCGCGAACCCGTTGAATGTGTTCACTACCGTGTTGTGCGTGAAGTTGTCGAGCATCGTCTGCTGCTGCGCGCCGTCTACCAGCTCTTCCGTTCTGGCCTTGCCTGCCGAGTAAGGCATCGTTCCGAGCCGCAGCCCGTCGAAGAGGCAATATGCGACCGTCACGGAATCGCTGTGGTTGCCGGCAAACCAGCGGATGTTATCGACCATCTGGGAGTTCGAGCCGTAAAGGTGCAGGTTGTAGAGCACAGCGCCCGACGCTGACGTCGATGGGTCGTTGAGTGTAATCAGGCGGCCGTTCAGCGGTGGTCGTTGGAGGCACTGGAGGCAGGGACCGTTCGGCGCCTGGCACACGCCGTTGTGGCCGGGCCCGTCGTTGATCCGCTGGTACGTCGAGTCGGTGTTCAGGTTGTCGTTGCGGAGGCTGCCGGCGTACCGCACGGTCAACGTCGAGACGTAGATGTTGCGCGACTTGAGCCAGAGCAGGTCGTCCCGATAGCCGAAGTGGTTCTGGGTGACTGAGGGCGCGGTGAAGTTCGCGACCTCGTTCGGATAGATCCCGCTCGCGCGCTTCACGTAGAGCGTGTCGTTCTGCCACGTCCAGCCGGATGCCTCGCCGCAACGCTTCACTGGCGGGTTCGCGAACGACCCCGTCGCGCCGGATGAGTCCACACCCAGAGCGACGACACTCGTCTTCTTGTGCAGCAGTTCCCCGAAGCCGAGCACATAGAGCTGCGTCGAGTCCGCCGGCCCGTTGATGCCCGCGGCCACGTTGCCGGCCGGGTAGTAGCACTTGAAGATCGAATCCCAGCCGGCGTCTACCCAGACGATCGGGTGCACGCCGTCATACGTCCCGTTCTCGACGTTCGGATTCGCCCCGCAGATGATGGTCGAGTCGCGCGAGGCGCCGAGCAGCCGCCAGTGGATGCCGTTCTGCCACGTCGAGACGATGACCTGCTCGTGGTACTCGCCATCGGCGATGTGCAGCGTCGAGCCGTCTGGCGCGCCCTGTGTGTTCATCTGGCTCAGGCCGGCGGTGATCGTCTTGCGTGGTCCGGTGGTCGTAGCCCCGAACCGAACTGGCTGAGTGGCATCCCATGCATCGTTGCCATTGACGCCATCGACGTACCACTCGTTCGTGCCGTTCCCGAATCCGCCCGGCACGAACTGCGGCACGCCCATGACACTCACGGTGTCAACGGCCGAGCGCACGCGCTGGCGGGTGCCCGCGGAGTCGTCTTCCGCCTCGACGTAGTAGTCCACCGTGTCACCGACCGAGGCCCAGAGGATGCGGCCGTCGTAGACGGTGCGGCCGAGCGGGAGGGCAGCGAGCGACGGGCGCCGCTGCATGACCATGCCCGTGTCGAAGGCGGCGACCCCGTTCCGGCGCTGGAAGATGCGGCAGACGGTCGTGCTGTCGTCGTCCCCGATGACGACCGCGTGCACGGCCGCGCTGCTGAAGTTCCGGTATGCGTGCGCTGTGACGGAGACGGCGGCCTTGACCGCCCACGCCTCGGGCGCCAGAGCCGCCAGCATCACGAGGCACGCTGCGAACCTGCGAAGCACCTTGACCTCCATGTCAGTCGGCCTCGATGGCGAGGACTTCAGTGTGAAAGGCGGGTCCGGGGTTCTGCGTCACTTCGAGCACGCGGAAGCGCTTCCCGGACCACGAGCCGTCGCTCCCGTACTTGGGATAGGCGACGACCGCGTCCATGTCGGACGAGAACGCGATCACCTGCATGCGCCGCAGGTCCGGCGCGCGCATGGTGGAGAAGCGCACCTGGACGCGCGGGCGAGCCGTCAGGTCGAAGATGCGGTCGCGCAGCGAGACGGCCGTGTTCTCGTCGCGGAGCCAGTCCGCCGTGATCTGCTGCTCCTGGCGCGGGCCGTAGCGGCTCTGGTAGCTGGACGCCGTCGTCTCGCGATTTCCCCGCGAATAGGTTGCGGGGTTGTCCGACGTGTTGCCCGAATCGGTCTTCGGATAGCCGAGTAGGTAGGCGGCGTTCGTCGCGGCGCTCGTGCCGCTCGACCAGAGCATGTTGAACGTCCCGACCGAGAGGAACCAGAACCGGCTGCCGTAGCGCGTGATGTTCGTGCCCCAGGTCGTGGCCCGCGCCAGGTGATCGGCGCGCCCGAGCACGTGCACGGCCGTCGTCGCATAGTTCGCAGCGCCCGATGAGCCGTCGAAGCTGAATGCCGTGGCGCTGCCGAACGAGAACGTGTTCGAGGGCTGGTCGTAGTTGTAGGCATTGATGCTGAACCCGCCGGTCGCCGCAGCGTTCACCGCCCGGAACACCTCGTAGGCGAGCCCCTCGGCGGTGTAATCGGCGGCGTTCAGGGTGGCGACGAAGGCGATGCCGCCGTTCGCATCCACGTCGATCTTGTCGTTGAACCCCGCCTTGATGGAGAAGCCGAATCCCACCGCGATGTTGTTGGTGCCGAGCGCCGTCCGCATCTTCCCCCGCGCCTCGGCCGCGAGGTCGATCGGGGCGTAGGTTCCGTGCGCCAGCGTGGCCGCGTACGTGCCCACGGTAACCTGAATCCAGTCGATGTCCTCGTTCGTGCCGTCCACGATCAGGATCTGGTCGCGGATGGTGGGGAGGTTCAGGCCCTGGCTCGACCCGCTCGCGTTGACGAACGCCTCGAACAGCGTGCGGCTCTTGTAGTGGTCGAACCCGTACTTGACGCGCAGCGCCGCGTTCGCGTCGACGACGCTCGTTTCCTCGCATTGGAAGTCGGCGATGTCGTTAGCGTTCCAGGAGAACGTGAGGTCGTAATCTTGGAAGGCACCGGTCTTCCACACGAAGCACAGCCACTTGGTGGTGAAGCGGTCGAGGTAGATGCACATGCCCGATTGCTGGGCAATGCCCTGGAGCACGCGCTGGACGGTCGTGCGCTCGCCGATCCAGCATGCCATCTTGAGATCAACCGCTCCGCCCCTGAGCGTCGAGCGAGCGAGCACGAAGCTGCCCGTGGTCGCGGCCCCCGTCTCAATGCTGCTCGCGAGCCCGTACACCGCGAGGAAATGGTGCGCGATGTCCGGAGGCCGCTCGATCAGCGCCGAGCCGCTCCCCGTGTAGGTGCCGCCGACGTCGTCCTTCTGGCCCTTGATGTTGCCGTAGAACTGGCCGTCGAGCTGGTAGGTCGGCAGCACGTCCGTGAAGCGGGTGTAGATCAAGCGCGGGTCGTAGCCGACCGGCCCCTGCCCGGGGATGCGGCGGCGATTGGTGCTCTGTAGCACCTGCGCCCCGGGCGTCACCACGCTCCGCTGCGGGCGGTACTTGACGACCAGCACGGCCCAATAGATGTGGCCCTTGTTCGCCGCTCCGCCCACGAAGTCGATGCGGAGGTCGAAGAAGTTGCCGCCGCTGCTGCCGAAGCCCCAGCCCTGGGCGTCGTAATCTGAAGGGCTCCACGTTCCCGTCTGGATGGCCGGCGTAGCCGAGGTGGCCGCCCAGTTCGCGGTCGTCGTCCCGGCGCCGACGCCCGGCTTGCGCGAGGCGATCCGCATGTTGTTCGCGTTCGCAGCATCGCCCGAATAGGCGACGTAATACTGGACCGAGATGATGCTGCCGAGCGCGCCCAGGTTCGGCAGGATGAGCTGGAGGATCGTCTTGCCGGCCCCCTGGTCGAGCGTCGCGTAGGTCGTCTCGTCGTTTTCGTCCATCGCTCGTCGCGGGTCGCCGGCCGTGTTCTCGCTCGCGCGCACGTCGATCGGGATGGCCGCGGCGTAGGCAACGGCATTCTCGTCGGCGATCTCTATGTAGCTCTCCGAGGCGCCGAGCGTCTCGGTGATGCCGGTCGTGTCGAGCGGGTTCAGCAGGCTCTCGCCGGCGATGAACTCCGAATAGCCGTTCGTCCGGTCGAGCAGCTCCGCGCAGGCGTGCCCGGCGGCCACGAGCTTGATCTTGGCGTTGCCGACACCGGCGTCGACGAGCACGAGCGGGACGACTCCCTGACCGGCGCCCGAGTCCTCCTGCTTGCTCTTGTTCGTGTAGGCCGCGGCCCACGGCGCGCGCATGGCGATTGCCCGGTGGTCGCCATAGACGAGCGGGATCGCCAGGCCCTGTGACCCGTCCGGGGAGTTCGGGTAGCTCACCTTGTCGACCACGACCGGCGGCGATTGCTGGTTCCACGACATGTCCTGCAGCAAGTAGAGCTTCATGCCGGCCGGCGTCATCTCCGCCGGACGCGAGACGGGGCCGCTGAACACTTGGAGCGCGTCGGCGAAGTTGGTGAGCGACTCCTCCCAGAGCCAGAGCGTCACGGTCGCGTTCTGCAGGAGGTACTGATGGGGCAGCTCGAGCACGGAAGCGCCGGCGGCGAGCCCCGCGGCCTGCGAGGCATCCTGCCGCTTGGCGAGATAGATCGACGCGCTTGCCGGCGCGACGCCGGGATCCAGGTGCGTGATCGTCGCCTGGATCGGGTCGCACGTGAGCCCGAGCTGCCAGAGATTGCCGTCCGGGGTCATCGTCTCGGTCGTGGCGTAGCGCAGGTTCAGCCCCGAGGGCGTCGAGAACGAGATCAGGCACAGCGTCACATGCTTGGCGTCGAGCGCCCGCCAGGCCGAGAGGAATGCCGAGGTCGCCGGACTGCTCACGGGAGCCTCTGCATCTCGAGCGTGATGCTGTACGCCGAGTTGAAGTTCCGCGTCACCGGCACGCGGCCCTGCTTCAGTATCACTTCGTAGAAGTTCGCGTCCGGGTCGATGAGCAGGAAGCTGCCCGGCTGGTCGACGAGCGCCGCCAGCGTCGTCTTCAAGGCCGAGGTCGCGTAGTTGAACGGCAGCACGATGTCCATGCCCGGGTCGCCGAGCGGTGCGATGACGATGGAGCCGTTCGGCTGCGGCGTCTCGAGCCTATTCTGGTAGCGCGAGAAGAGCGCGCCCGGCGAGTGGTAGAGACCTAAGTCGGTCGGGTTCCCGATCCAGAAGCGGCCGACGCTGAACTGGCCGGTCGGGAGTGGGAACTCGAAGCGCCAGTAGCGGTGCGAGACCGACGCGATAATCGCGCCGACGTCGCGCGTCGAGTCGCCGATGTTGACGATGGTGGCCTGCAGCGTCCATACGCCGGGCACATAGCCCGAGGCCGAGGCCGCGGAGTAGACCTTGAGCATCGTGTTGACGACGCCCGTGGCCTCGCGGTAGCCGAGCATGCCCACGGCCGTGACCGTCTTGTTCGATCCGAGGTCGAAGTCGATCTGCGTCGGCGACGGAGGCGCCAGGCTCGTCTGCCAGACCGTCGAGCGGTCCGAGCCCTTCAAGTTCTCCATCACGTACGGGCTCGTCTCCTCGCGCGCCGGCGCGCCGCCGCCCGTGCCGTTCTTGAGCGTCGCGGTCGCGAGCAGGTTCGTGACGCCGATGAGCGTGTTGTTCGCCATCAGCTCACCGCGCCGATCTCATAGAGCCGGTCGTTCGCGCGCCGGAAGCTGCCCGTGGGATTGACGAGGGCGCCGAGCGTCGACTTGGCGTCGAACGTCTGGATGACGTAGGTGTTGCCGCCGCCGCCGAGCGATGCGGCGCCAGCACCGGGCGCACCGCCAACCAGCGCCTCGCCGGTGAGCCCTCCTGCGGCAGACGTGGCCCCGAAGCCGAATCCGGGATTCCCCGTGATCGCCGTGAGCGCCAGGCCGAGCAGCTTGATGAACTGGCCCGTGATCGCCGAGGCGATCAGGTCGGCCAGCGCCGAGAGGATGCCGTCGACGATGCTCTTCCAGATCGTCTTCATCGCGCTCGCGAACGTCTGCGTCTTCGAGGTGAGCTGCGTGAGCACGGTGATGAAGCCCTGGTTGACGCTCTGGCCCACGATGCCCATGGAGTGCGCTACGTCATCAGCGAACTTGGCATATGCCTTGCCGGCGTCTCCGAGCTGGAGCTTCACGTCGTCGGCCTTGGGCGCCAGGAAGTTCATGAAGTTGCTGGCCGCGGAGCCGCCGCGGAGGCCCTGCTTGTCGGCGAATGACCCGAACTGCGGCAGGCCACCAAAGTCGACGGCGCGCTTGAGCTTGATGGCGTCGTATTGGTCCTGCAGCCGCTTCGCCTCGAGCTCGGCCGGGAAGTCGGGGCCGAAGATGCCGCCGGGGGAGCTGGGCGATGCGCCCGCGGCGGGGGTCGCGGCCCTGGCCTTCGAGCCGTAGAACGCCGCGTCCATCTTGTCGCGCCATTCGATGGCCTTCCGCATGTTCTCGACGAGTCCGGTGAGGGCGTTCGCGCCAGATGTCACGGCGGGCGCAAAGGACAGCGCGAACTCATTCCCGAGCCCATGGATGCTGGCCTTCATCTGTTCGCTGGCCGCGAACGTCTTCATCATCGCGTCCAACTGCTCGCCCGAGAGCTTGTTGCCGCTCAGGGTCGCGGCCGCGTCCATCTTGTCGAAGCTGCCAGCGAGGTCGAGGATGACCGGGATCAGCTCACGGCTGCCGCGGCCGAAGAGATCGCGCGTCACATTCGCGCGCTCGGTCGCATCGGTCATGCCCGCGATCCCCTGCGCCGCCTGCATGAACGCCGTGAACGTGTCGCGCGACGTGATGTTGAGCTGCGCGAGCGCCGGGCTGTTGTTCGCGATGGCGCGGTTCAAGAAGAACAGGCCGGTCGAGAGCGAGCCGCTGTCGATGCCCGCGCGCCGGAAGGCGAACTGGATGACCTGCAGGTTCGCCGCCGACACGCCGCTCTGTGCCGACAGGTTCTCGAGCTGCTTGACCGACTCCGCGAGGTTGAGCGAGGCGGCGACTCCGGCCGCGCCGATCGCGGCGACGGCGCCCACGGTGATGCCGAGGATGCCCTCGGCCGAGGCCGCAGCATTGGCGAGCGACTCGAGCTGCCCGACGAACCCGCCGAGCGCCGAGCTGCTCTGCGCGAGCCCGGCGGTCAACTGGTCGTTCAGCGAAAGCTGCAGTTCGATCGCGTTAGCGTTCGCCACTCACCCCTCGACGGTGCTGATCCCCAGGAGCGCGATCACCCGGCCGACGCCGAATGGATCCTTGTCGCCCTGCAGAGAACTGAGCGCTTCTTCGACCCGATGCTTCCGCCACCGCAACCTGGACCGGCGCACGCTCACCGCGAATCGCAGCGCCGTGAACTTGTCCAGGCTCTCGAGCCCCGGGAGCACCGCATGCGGTAGTCGAGGTAGCGCCGCGATGTCCCAGAGCTCGTCAGCCGTGATGCCTGCCGCTTCTGCTCCCCAACCTTTACGGAGTAGCCACGCCGCGAAAGTCGCCCGCCTGTGCGGCGGCCTCCGCTGCGGTCTTCACCGGAGCCTCGGCCGGCTTCGAGAAGCCCGAGAAGTCCATGATCTCCGAGACGATGAATTTCTGGTTCTCGAACCGGACGTTGTCCCAGTCCGCCTCGCCCTCCGCCGGCTGGCCGTTGAACGCGAACTTGGGCGAGACGACGCCGGCCGCCGCAATCCTCCGCATCGGACCGTCCTGCTCCGATACGATCTCGCGCACCCGCTGGAACGTCTTGTCGCCCGCGTCCGGCGTCGAGATCTCCGGAATGCCGTCCAGCGCCTGGATGAGCTTGAGCACCGGGACCGCGCAGATGAGCACGGCCACCGCCTTGCCGTTCTGCTGCGCCGGGAGCGTGATCTCCTTCGTTTCGGGCTGCGCGAAGTCCGCAGCCGCACTCACTGGTGACACAGTTGGCCTCCCTGGTTCACGAGATGATGGTCGAGTTCGTCGTGTTGATGACCGTGATCTTGGCGCCCGTGGTGCTCGTCAGGATCGCCTCGAGCTCGGTCGTCTGGAACGGGATGCCGAGCGTGTTGATCCCGTGCTCCTCGGAGACGATGCGCGCCGTGTTCATCTCGATCTGGAACTGGAGCGAGCCGCTCGTGAAGTTCAGGAGCGGGTTCTGGTTCGTGGCCGCGATGTAGGCGTCCAGCGCCGTCTTGGTATGGAACTCGCGCGTGAGCTTCAACCGCGCCATCGTCAGGCCGTTCCGGAGCGGCTCGATGATCTGCGCCGAACCCACGTCCTCGCGCGAGGCGTCGAGCGAGTTCTGCATCGTGAACTCGAACGACTTGATGATCTGGTCGGCCGCGGCGTCACCGCTGCCATCCACCGAGGTCGCCGTGCCGTGCGAGGTGAGCACGTAGGACGGCGTCGCCGCCGTGAGCGCGCCCGTGGGCGTCTGGTTCGTCTGCTTCTGCTTGCCGATGACGTCGATCTTGTATTTGCAGATGCCCGCAGCGTCGCCTGAGATGGTGATGGCGTTGAACTTGGCACCGAGCACGCGCTGGCACTTGGTCGACGGGATGTTCGCCTCGATCAGCTCCAGCGTGTAGGAGTTGAAGAACTCGCGGTCGGTGAACACGAACGTCCACGGGTTCGAGCCCGAGACCGTGCCGCCGCTCGAGCCGTACGTGTCGGTGCCGAAGATGCCGTCCAGGAGCAACAGGAGCTCGTTGTATTGGAGGTAGCCCTCGAGCGAGCCCGCGGCGCTCTCCAGAACATTGACGATGTCGCGGGCCACGAGCTGGCCGGTCATGCTCTCGTCCTTCACCTGCTTCAAGTTCGAGCGGATGCTCTGGTTCAACAGGTTCAGCCGCTTCGTGGCAGCCGCGACCGAGCCCCACGTCGCCTCGCGGCCGATCTGCCAATAGCTGCGCGCACCGATGCCTGGAGCTCCCACTTTTCACGCCTCCCCGTCAGGGACTATCCGTGTCCCATTGCCATTCAGCGCTCAGTTCGACCGAAGCCACGGCGAACCCGGCCCGCGCCAGTTCCACTTCAAGCGAGTACGAAACGACGTGCACCCAGCCGGTGCCGAGCAGGTCGCCGAGCTGGTAGTCGTTCTCGATCGCGACGATCACATCCGCGGCCAGGTCGTTCAGTTGCTGCTCCGTCTCGCGGTTCGTGATCGGCGTGTCCACGATCGCCAGGACCAGGAACCTCGCCTCGGTGCGCGCCTGCAAGTTCGCCGTCGTGCCGCGACTACTCGGGACGGACGGCCCCCAGGTCTGCGCCATCAGAAACAGCCCCGGCTTCGGCAGGTTCGCGAAGTCGACGGCGATCCCGCGCGACACCGTCTTCGGGCTCGAGAGCCAGGCGCTGTCGTTCGAATTGCCGATTAACTCGAGCCTCGCGACGAGCGCGTCGGCCACGAGGTTCATCATCGCGTGGTTGCGCGCGGTCATGCGTTCGCCTTCTGGACAACGGTCCGGATGGCGCCGCGCGTGATCTCGAGCACCTGCGGGCGCGAGTTGTCGCGCGTGCGGGCGAAGATGTGCCGCGGGCGCATGCGCGCGCTCTTTTTCAGGAGGTAGAGAAGCTTCAAGGGCGAGCCCTTGGCGTCGCGGATGGCGGCCCAGAGGTTCCCGGCCTTGCTCTTGAACAGGAACGCCCCAGGGATCTCGCGGATGCTGCGGCCGGCGTAGCGGTCGACCCCTGCGCCCGTCTGCGCGTCGGCGGTCGGGATGCGGAGGTAGCCGGCGGGACTCGTCCCGTAGACGACGCCGCCGTCCTCGTGGAGCTTCAGGTGCTTCTCGGCCGAGCCGACGACGCCGATCAACGTGGTGCCGTTCCGGTAGATCCGCGTCCCTGGCGTCAGGCTCGCGCGCGTCTTCCCCGAGCGCACCGACAGCCCATCGCTCTTGGCCCCGACCTTGCCCCAGAAGGCGTCGCGCTCCTCGGGCGCCGTGAGCTCGAGCGTGAGCATGCGCTTGACGAGCGCCACCGACGCCGACATGGCGCGCTCGGACTCGGCCTGCACGGTTTTCACCGCACCGGCCATATTGGCGAGCACGCGCTCCGCTCCCTTGACCGAGACGCCGATCATCCCCACCGCCTGACGAACGGCGCCAGCATGGCGAGCACATCCTTCGGCATGTCGAGCTGCGAGAACGAGGTCGAGACCGGTCCCGCCGAGAAGTGGTCGCTCCGGCCACGGACTTGGAGCGCGTCCAGGTAGAGCACCTCGGCAACGCGCATCGCCGCTGATTCCAGCGCCGCCCACGACCAGTGGCCGAGGCTCGTCGCGATCGGCTCGTCGTAGCCGACGCGCGCGTTCACGACGATGTTCAGTCTCCCGCTCGGGAAACGGTCGTTCGCAAGCACGATACGTCCGAGCTCGTCGTCGTAAGAGGCGCCACTCGTGTCGATTGCCGTCAGCGTTCCAGCGATGTCGTAGTAGACCGAATAGAGCGTCACAAGCGGGTACTCGGGCAGATAGATCTCGCTGACCGAGCCGCCGCCGAACCTGCCAGCGCCGCCGTCGCCGCCCGAGATGCGGATGGGCGCCGAGCCGAAGGTCACGGCCGTGCCCGAGAGCGCGGCGGTCGTCGCCCGGTTGAGCGTCAGCCCACCGACGTCCACGACCTGCGAGCCGACCTCGAGGCCGATCCCGACCGCGTCGTCGCCGTCCTCGACCAGCGTGGAGAAGCCCGTCCCCGAGAGCGTCGTGCTGCCGCTCGAGGCCGAGCAGGCGATCGTGACCGGCGTGCGATAATTGCGCGCACGCAGGCGACGCCGGGTGAAACGCTCCATCCACAGCGTAGCGCCGTTGACGGCGTCGACGAGCCGCTGCTCGACGTCGTCCTCGGCATGCCCGGCGCGCTTGATGCGCGGCTGGAGCTGCTCCGGTGAGATGAAGCTGTAGGGCGAGTAGGTCAGCACCTACTTGGCCTTCCCCTTCGACTCCTCGACGCGCTCGAACTTGCCCGCGGTCGTCGGGTCGCAGAGGTAGTTCGCCTTCTCCTCGGAGACCTCGACCACCTCGCCGGGATGGACCAGCAGCTTCCCGTCCCCGTAGAGCCCTTCCGCGACATTTCGAACCTTCGGCATGCGCTTCCCCTTCGCTGGATGAGCCGCTTCAGGCGAGCCCGGCGCTCTTGGCGCACCGGACCCGCCCTTGGCGAACTGGACTAGAGGCCGACGCCCGAGACCACGAACGGACGAGTAGCACTCGCCGCCACGAGGCTGCGGAACGCGAGGCGCTGCTTCGACCGGATCCCGACCTGGTCGTAGCTGAAGCGCTCGCTGCGATCCACCTCGACCTGCAGCCCTGCGCGCACGCCGCCCAGCCACGGCCGCGTGTTGCAGAGGTAGATCGCGGTCTTGATCGACCCGCCGACGCCGTCGATGATGCCGGCGCCGTTCATGTTCTGCGGGACCACACCGCCGATCGTCAGCGGGTAGCCCATCAGGACACCGACCGAGCCCGTGAACATCGTCGCCGCGTCACCCGCGTGCTCGCGCGTCAGGTAGACGAGATTGCCGTTCCCGTCCTTCAGCACGAGCGCCTTCGCGAGACCCGCGTAGCCGGTGAGGAAGTTGCAATCACGCGGGTTCGCGTACTTGCCCATGCCCTGGATCATCTGCGCCAGGCGCTCCGGCGACATACCGGCGCTCATGTCGATCTGCACGTTCGTGAGGCTCGCGTTGTAGCGGATGCCGTCGACGTTCGCCTTGACGTCGGTCGACCCGGGCACCGCGCCCGTGTCGATCGTGGCCGTCAGCTGCCCGTTCACGACCGCGTCGTCGACGCCGAACGCCTGCGCGTAGTTCACTTCCTCGTCGAACATGGGCAGGATGGGGATGATCGAATCCTGCTCCTCTTCGGGCGAGAAGTAGCTGATGGTCGCGAACTTCTTCGCCGTCAGCGTGCGATTCGCCGTCGTGATGTCGCTCGCCGTGAAGATTGTGTTCGAGGCGGCCGTGTTGTTGTTCGCCTCGGGGATGATGTACGCCTTGAGGAACCCGAGCAGCGTGGGGATGTTCCACGGGCTCTGTGGCATCGGCAGCCAGCGGAAAATGTTCGCGACCTCCAGCATGTCGCGGACGTCGTCCCACTTGTCGGCGGAGAAGATGGTCGGCACCCACTCCGAGCCGGTCGTCGAGCCACCCGTCGACAGGGCGCGCTGGCCCTGCTTCCACGCCTCCTGGAGCGGAGCCCAGAGCTCCGAGCCCTTGATGCCGCCGGCCGCAGCGTAGGCTTCACGCTTCGCCGGGCTGGTCTCCGACAGGATGCTCACGATGTGGTGCGCCGTGAGCGCCATGTTGTTCAGGCGCCGGAAACGCTTCGCCCACGACAGCGCGGGGCCGTCCAGGTAGAGCTCGAGCTCCTTGCGCGACAGCGTCAGGAGGTTGAAGAACGTCGCCGGCACCTTGCCCGCGTAGTCCTCGTCCTTCTCGACGCGGTGGAGCATCGGCAGCGACTTCAACTGGCGCTCGATGCTGTCGTCGCCGTGGATGCGCCCCTGCTCGTGGAGCGTCTTGATCGACTCCTCGAGCTCCTTCACGCGCTTCGTGGCGCGCTCGGCTTCCTGCTTCGCCTCGATGCCGACCTTCAAGTCCGCTTCGACCTTGCGCAGCGCCTCGTCCGTCGCCTCGCCGCCGATCAGGAGGGCGTTCCGAGTGTCCTCGATGTAGTCGAGGAGCTCCGCCTCGTTGTTCGGCTTCGCCGTCTTCTTGAACTCGACCTTCGGCATGTCTCCCGCACCTCCGTTGTGCTGGCCGCCGAGCCATCCTTGGCCCGTTCGCCCGCGTTCCCTGGCGCCTTGTCGCGCCTCGTGCCGGTCGACCCGGCGACCTACATCAACCTGCCTTGCGCCACAGCTTCCCGAACCGGCCCTGCTCCATCACCCTCGAGCGCGCCGAGCGCGCCATCTCGAGCACGTCGCGGCAGTCGCTTCGCACCGGATTGACACTCGTGTTCTTCTGCCCGCCACGCGCGACGATCGAGAACTCGTTCAGCTCCTGAACGTCGTCCATGATCCCCACCACCGTCTGCCCGTCCGGCAGCTCCTGCCCCGGGTAGTAGGGCGACTCGTCCATCGGCTGGCCGTCGATCGAGTTCGTGAACGAGCTCATCCACCAGGAGAGCGAGACCTCGCGCCAGAGCCCGAGCGCGATGCGCTTCGCCATGTCGTCGCCG